ATATTAAATAACTGGCGAGTCACAAAGACTTGCTTGAGACTTGGAAGTAGAATTGTAGGGAAATGCCTTATGGGGTCTACTTCAAACGCGTTAGATAAAGGAGGTAGTAATTTTAAGAAGCTATTTAATGATTCAGATGTTACAAAGCGAAATCGTAATGGACAAACAAAGTCTGGGCTTTATTCTCTCTTTATCCCAATGGAATGGAACTATGAGGGATTTATTGATGGATTCGGATTTCCAGTCTTTGATAATCCAGGTGATGGAGAACGACTGGGACCGGACGGTGAACTGATAGATATTGGGGTTGTAGATAGTTGGGAGAATGAGGTTGATGGTCTTAAAGAAGATCAAGATGCTTTAAACGAATTCTACCGACAGTTTCCAAGAACTACAGAACACGCTTTCAGAGATGAGAGTAAAAGCAGTCTCTTTAACCTAATGAAGATATACGAGCAGATAGATTACAACGAAGGTAGTAGACACGCTGCTCACACAACAACAGGTAGTTTTGGTTGGGTTAACGGTATTAAAGACTCTAAGGTGGTTTTCCATCCAGATCCAGGAGGTAGATTTAAAGTAAGCTGGGTTCCTCCAGTTCATTTGCAGAATAAACAGATAACAAAGAATGGTATTAAGTACCCAGGGAATGATCATATTGGCGCGTTTGGCTGTGATAGTTATGATATTAGCGGTACTGTTGATGGCAAGGGGTCAAAAGGATCACTTCATGGATTAACAAAATTCTCTATGGAAGACGCTCCTTCGAGTACGTTTTTTCTAGAGTATATAGCAAGACCACAGACCGCAGAGATGTTCTTTGAGGATATGCTTATGGCATTAGTGTTTTACGGAATGCCTATATTAGCGGAGAATAATAAACCTAGACTACTGTACTATTTACGCCGAAGAGGTTATAGAGGATACAGTATGAACAGACCAGATAAAACTTGGAATAAGCTATCAGTGGCTGAAAAAGAAGTGGGTGGTATACCAAACTCAAGTGAGGATATTAAACAAGCTCATGCCTCAGCTATAGAGATGTATATACAAGAACACGTAGGTCATCTTGGTGAAGGTAATTATGGAACAGTATACTTTAATGAGTTGCTGAACGATTGGGCTAGGTTTGATATAAATAAAAGAACAAAGCACGATGCTTCTATAAGTTCTGGTTTAGCCATCATGGCTTGCAATAGACACCTGTACGCGCCGAACGCTAAGATAGAAAGACAACCAGTAGACCTAAGCATATCTAAATACAACAACAAGGGATTTAATTCCAAAATAATAAAGTAAAATATGGCTAAGTCAGTACATGTTAATTTCCCAAAGCAAAACGTTAGCGATGACGAAAAAAACTCTATAGAGTATGGAGAAAAAATTGCTAAGGCTATTAACGCCGAGTGGTTTAACCAAGGTAGTAATGGCAGGCACGCTAGCAACGTTAACAGTTTCCATAAACTCAGATTATATGCTAGAGGGGAACAGCCTATTCAAAAATATAAAGATGAATTATCTATTAATGGTGATTTATCTTATCTTAATTTAGATTGGACACCTGTTCCAATTATTTCTAAATTTGTAGACATAGTAGTAAACGGAGTATCTGAAAGACTGTATGATGTAAAGGCTTATTCGCAGTCTCCTAATGGAGTTCAAAAAAGAACTGAGTACATGGAAGATATTATCTACGACATGCACACGAAGGAGCTAAATGAAGAATCAAACCAACAGTTCGGCTTAGATATAAGTATGAGTGACGTGGACAAGCTTCCTAGGTCTGAGGAGGAGTTAAACATACACATGCAGCTAAACTACAAGCAAACTGTAGAGCTAGCTGAAGAGCAAGCTATTAAAACCATAATGCAAGGTAATAATTACGATCTAATTGAAAGAAGATTTTATTACGATCTAACTAATATAGGTATAGCAGCGACTAAAACAGAGTTTAACAAGAGCGAAGGGGCGGTTATCAAGTATGTGGATCCAGCTAATTTAATATATTCCCACACTGATTCACCTTATTTTGATGACATTTATTACGTAGGCGAAGTTAAAGCAATACCATTAAACGAGTTGGTTAGAGAGTTTCCTGAGTTAACGGAAGAAGATATTAATGAGATAGTTAGTAAAAACAGTAAGAATAACGCATATGAACGTGGTTTGTTATCACATAACGTTCAAGACGATAACGTTATACGCGTGCTTTATTTTAACTATAAAACATATAATAGCGAGGTTTATAAGATTAAGAAAACTGGTAGCGGTGGGGATAAGGCTATAAGAAAAAATGATCGATTTAACCCACCAAAAGATAAAGGTGGTGACTACACTAAAGAGTCTAGAAAATTAGAGGTTCTTTATGATGGTGTTATGGTTTTAGGATGCAATAAAATATTAAAGTGGGAGTTGTCTAAAAACATGATTCGTTCTAAGAGTGATTTTAACAAAGTTAAAATGAACTATAGTATTGTAGCACCTAGAATGTACAACGGTCGTATTGAGTCTTTAGTTAGTAGAATTACTGGATTTGCTGATATGATACAATTGACTCATCTTAAGTTGCAACAGGTTATGGCTAAGATGGTTCCAGACGGTGTTTACTTAGATGCGGATGGTTTAGCTGAAATTGATCTAGGCAACGGGACAAATTATAATCCTCAAGAAGCTCTTAATATGTTCTTTCAAACTGGTAGTGTTATTGGTAGAAGTTTCACCTCTGAGGGCGACATGAATCCAGGTAAAGTACCCATTCAAGAGATTCAATCTAGCAGTAAAGGCGCTAAATTACAATCTTTAATCGGAACGTATAATTATTACCTGCAAATGATTCGTGACGTAACTGGATTAAACGAAGCGCGAGATGGTAGTATGCCTGATAAAAACGCTTTAGTTGGAGTTCAAAAATTAGCCGCGGCTAACTCCAATACAGCAACTCGCCATATATTGCAATCTGGTGTGTTTTTAACAACGGAAACAGCAGAGAAGTTATCTTTAAGAATATCTGATATACTAGAGTACTCTCCGACTAAGAATGCTTTTGTTCAAGCTATTGGAGCTCATAACGTGGCTACTCTTGAAGAAATGAAGGAACTGTATTTATATGACTTTGGTATATTTATTGAGTTGGCTCCAGACGAAGAAGAAAAGGGTATGCTGGAAAATAATATCCAAATGGCTTTGCAACAACAGAATATTGATTTAGAAGATGCTATAGATTTAAGAGAAATAAAAAGCGTTAAACTAGCTAATCAACTTTTAAAGATACGTAGGAAAGAAAAACAACAAAGAGATAGGCAGGTGCAAATGGAAAACATTCAGGCTCAAACTCAGTCTAATGCTCAATCTGCTCAACAAGCTGCTCAAATAGAATTACAAAAAAATCAAGCTGTAACACAATCGCAAATACAACTAGAGCAAGCTAAATCACAGTTTGAAACTCAAAAGCTCCAACAGGAAATTTTAGCTAAAAAAGAGCTAATGGCGCTGGAGTTTGAGTACAACATGCAGCTAAAGGGAATAGAGACTAAGGGCTTGCAAAATAGAGAAAAAAGTAAAGAGGATAGAAAGGACGAAAGAACAAAGATACAAGCATCACAACAAAGCGAACTTATAGACCAAAGAAAAAGCGGAAAACCGCCTAAAAAGTTTGAATCCGCAGGTAATGATACTATAGGCGGTGGATTTGGTTTAGAAGCCTTTGGGGCGCAGTAAATTATTAAATAACTATTATATTATATTATGGAAGAAGTAAAAAACGAAGAAGTGATCGAAGAGGTCACTCAAGAAACGCCTCAAGAAGAGGTTGCTGAGGAGCAAAAACCCGAGGTAGATTTAAGTAAATTTGAAAGCAAAGATGATGACGAGATCATTAAAGTAGATTTAAGTAAACCAAAGGAAACAGTAGATGAGAACCAAACTGATCTCGAAGAAGTTGTTGCAGAAATTACACAAGAAGAGAACGCTAGCGCGGAGGTACCAACCCTTGAGGAAGTTACCGATGAGGAAACCGTTACAGAAGAAGAGGTAATAGAAGCTCTTGACGCTAGTGAAGAGTCAGGGAAAGCTATACCAGAGAACGTTCAAAAGCTGTTAGACTTTATGGATGAAACAGGTGGGGATCTAGAAGACTACGTTAAGCTAAATAAAGACACTAGTGATTTAAGTGATCAAGATGCTTTACGAGAGTACTACCAAAGAACTAAACCTCATTTAGCTTCAGATGAAATTGATTTTCTTATAGAAGATGGATTTTCATACGATGAAGACCTAGATGATGAAAGAGATATTAAGAGAAAAAAATTGGCCCTCAAAGAGCAAGTTGCCGAGGCCAAGACCTACTTAGACGGGCAAAAGTCTAAATATTACGAAGAGATTAAAGCTGGAAGTAAGCTCACGAGTGAGCAACAGAAGGCGGTAAATTTTTTCAACCGATACAATAAAGAGTCAGAGCAGACTAATCAAGCTGTCAAACGTAGTAGTGATGTTTTTGAACAAAAGACTAATAATCTTTTTAACGACAAATTCAAAGGTTTTGAATACAACGTCGGAGAAAAAAAATATCGATTCAACGTTAAGGATGTCGATGGTGTAAAAGCTAAGCAAAGTGATATAAACAATTTCATGTCAAAGTTTGTCGATGAAAATAAATCGCTTTCAGATGCTAAAGGATACCACAAAGCATTGTATACAGCTATGAATTCCGATGCAGTCGCTCAACATTTCTATGAACAAGGAAAGGCCGATGCGCTGAAAGACAGTGTTCGGAAGTCGAAAAATATTGATATGGATCCTAGAGGTTCACACAATGAAACGACTACCGGCGGTATGAAAGTTCGAGTGTTAGGTGATGATTCTGCTTCTTTTAAGTTCAAAATGAAAAACAAAAAATAACAATTAAAATTAAGAAAAAATGGCTATTACAGCAGGTAGTTTGTTAAACTCAGTTGCCGCTTCGCAGCAGCAAACTTTAGCAAGCAATTATTTAGATTTAGCGTCTACAGCCGGACAAGGTTGGGCGCAACAATATGTACCAGACCTAATGGAGAAAGAGGCTGAGGTGTTCGGACAAAGAACTATCTCAGGGTTTCTCGCTCAAGTAGGTGCTGAAGAGAGCATGACCGCTGATCAAGTGGTATGGTCTGAACAATCACGTTTACACTTATCATATGTATGTACAGTAGATGCTGATGGTGACACAAACGGTACACTTACAATTACCACCGATATCGACGGAAACGCGTTGACATCAACTCACGGTATTCGTGTTAATGATATTGTGCTAATCGCGCAAGCAGGTGTTGTGGTTAAAGCTTTAGTAGTAGAAACACCGGAATCGGCTGTTGTTACTGTTGAGCCTTACGCTACAGCCGCTCTATCAACTTTAACTGATGGTACAGCTACCGTATTGGTTGTTGGTTCTGAGTATGGTAAAGGACAGGCTTACTCTGACATTACTGGTACTCACAACTCTGAAAGACGTACAGCTTTAACTCCAACGTTCAAGTCGTACAGCAACAAGCCAATCATTATGAAGGATTACTACGAGATCTCTGGATCTGATGCTTCTGCTATTGGTTGGGTTGAAATTTCTGGTGAGGCAGGACAGAATGGCTACTTATGGTATCTAAAAGCTGAAGGCGACACTCGCGCTCGGTTTGGTGATTACTTAGAGATGGCTATGCTTGAGTCTGAAAAGACAGCTGCTAACTCTGCTATTGGTTTTGCTGATAAGCAGATTCGTGGTAGCGCTGACGCCGGTACAAACGCTGGTACTGAAGGTTTATTCGCGGCTATTGAGTCTCGTGGAAACGTAACATCTGGTGTTACTGGTGTTAACGCTTCTACTGATTTAGCTGAGTTTGACGCTATTCTAGCAGAGTTTGATAAGCAAGGTGCTATTGAAGAAAACATGATGTTTGTAAATAGAGCTACGTCTCTAGCTATTGATGACATGCTTGCTTCTATGAACTCTTACGGTGCTCGTGGTACTTCTTATGGAGTGTTCGACAACAGCGAGGATATGGCTTTGAACTTAGGATTCTCTGGATTCCGTCGTGGATCTTACGACTTCTATAAGTCAGACATGCGTTACTTAAACGATAAAGCAACTCGTGGTGGAATTAATGACCGTGCTGGTAGCGCTGCTATCCGCGGAGTCGTGGTTCCAGCTGGTACATCAAGTGTGTACGATCAGGCGCTAGGTAAAAACCTTAAGCGTCCTTTCTTACACGTGCGTTACAGAGCTTCTGCTACTGATAACCGCAAGATGAAGAGTTGGGTTACAGGTTCAGTTGGGGCTACAACATCAGCACTTGATGCGATGCAAATCCACTTCTTATCAGAAAGATGTTTAGTTACTCAAGGAGCTAACAACTTTATGTTGATGAAGTAAGATTATATATTTGGTGAAACTACCCTGCCTTCGGGTGGGGTAGTTTTATATTAATTTTTTATTATATTATATTATGGCTAAAAAGCAAACAAAAAAAGTAGAGGTTAAAGAACCCTACGTAGAAGAAACAGTTATGGTTGAAGAAGCTCCTAAAGAAGTTTACGTAGAGCCTAAACCAAAACGAGTTGACAAAAAAAATAAAGTATTAAACGATGGATGGGAGCTTAAGGATAGGATATATAGACTTAAAGGTAGTTTTAAGCCTTTATCTAGATCTTTTAAATCAGCAAACATACATTATTTCGACGAAGAAAAAGGCTATGAGCGAGAACTAAAGTATTGTTCTAATCAAAAAACTTGCTTTGTTGATGAGATGTTAGGTGACCAGAGACTTGAGCACATTGTGTTTAGAAGTGGCATACTGATAGTGGAAAAAGAAAAAGTTGTATTACAAAAACTACTTTCTTTGTACCACCCAGATCGAGATGTTATGTTTTACGAAGAGAAGCCAGTTGTAGCTGCAACCAGTCAAATTGAGTGGTTAGAGATGGAAATCGAAGCTCTTAACGCTGCTAAAAACCTAGACATAGACATGGCAGAGGCTGTGATGAGGGTTGAGATTGGCTCTAGAGTGTCAGAGATGAGTTCTAAGGAGCTTAAGCGTGATTTACTACTATATGCTAAGAGAAACCCCGCTCTGTTCTTAGAGCTTGTTAATGATGACAACGTAATGCTTAGGAACTTCGGTATTAAAGCTACAGAAGTAGGGATCATAAAACTATCATCTGATCAAAGAACGTTCTCATGGGGAACTAATGGCAGGAAGTTAATGACTGTTCCTTTTGATGAACACCCGTACTCAGCCTTAGCCGCTTGGTTTAAGACTGATGAGGGAATGGAGATTTACTCCAATATAGAAAAACGATTAAATTAATAATCAATGGTGATGCAACTGCCCTTCGGGGTGGTTGCTAAACCTTTAAAAAAGAATTATGGCAGTAAGCGTAGATAGAGTGTATCAAACAGTTTTAGCGTTAGCTAACAAAGAACAGCGAGGCTACATAACTCCGCAGGAGTTTAACTTATTTGCCAATCACGCTCAGAATTCAATATTTGAGCAGTATTTTTACGACCTTAATCAATATAGCAGAATCCCTGGTAATAGCACTGTAACATCAGATCCCAGAGATATAGTGGAGGAGAAAATATCTTTGTTTAGAGTTTGGACAGGTTCACCCAACGCAAGTGCGGATAAAGAAGGTGATGTTGATTTAAGAAGTTTAATCCCTGTTATACACAGAATAGAAGAGGTTAACGTTAGCTACGAAGGTCATTCAGATGCGTATAACACTGCGGAAGAGTTAAGCAGCAAAGAGCTTTCTTTACGTACGAAATCAAAACTCGCTAAATGGACTAAAAATAGGCCAGTGTTTATTAAACACGGCGTCAACTCCAACAATATAAAGATATTTCCTTATCCAAACCCTAGACAAAGCGGGATTAGAATTGGTTACATAAGGAAACCAAACCCTCCCCGATGGACGTATATTATCGTAAACGACCAAGCTTTATGGAACGCTAGCGCGGCAGATAAAAGAGATTTTGAATTACATCCTTCTGAAGAGAAAAATCTAGTTACCCAAATACTTAAATTGGCAGGGGTTTCCATAAAAGATTTTAACATAGCCCAGTTAGCTGGTCAAGAGGAAGCAAGCGATATTCAACAAGAAAAATCATAAATAAATGGGGTTACTAGACAATACAACTCAGTTAGAATATTATCAAGGTGGAGGTTACGGTAGTTATCAATTTGTTTCTCTAGACGATATTATAACTCAATTTCAGATTACGTATATAGGAGAAGACAAGCTGATCCCTAAAGCTAAAAGAACTGACGTGGCTTTCCACGCGCAACGTGCTTTGGCTGAATTGTCTTTTGATACGCTAAAGTCTTTTAAGTCCCAGCAAATAGATCTACCACCAAGTTTAACTATGATACTACCTCACGATTACGTTAACTACACTAAGATCGCTTGGGTTGATTCAGCCGGTATTAAAAGACCTTTGTATCCAACTAAACATACATCTAATCCGTTTCATGTGAAACAAGAGGTGAGTGGGGAGTACTCCTTTAGTGATTTTAGCGAGCTTATAGTAAATCCAGGTTTTGATGATGGTTTAAATAACTGGTCAATTTCACCTACACCGTTTGAAGGTCGCACTACTATAGAAGCTGATACAAACATACTCAGTTTTAACCACGCTTCGCATAAAAGAGGTAAAGCAAGCTCAGTTTTTGGACATGCTTTAGCGGTTATGCAAGAAATTGAAGTGGTTGACATAGATTATTTAGACATTAAAGCAGATGGTGTTGCGGTAGCGGCTGCTGGTTCGGGCGATACAGCTACTCCCGTTGGAGTTTTGAGGTTTGGACTAAGCACTGGAACTTTCGACACAAACACTTTGCCATATGTAGATTCAACTTCAAATCCGGATGGCCCGTCTGAAAATCAAGACTCTAAGATTTTTGATATACCACACGAAGGTGCAGTTGGGGGTAGCTATATAGAGTGGAACGGCACATCAAGCGATAATGAGGTTAAGTACAGTATAAACGTAGCGGCGTATGATGTTGTATACGTTTTAGTAACATCTTACGTTCCACACACAAATTACGACGCAGACGCGTCTGTTCACCTTGTGTCAAACAAGATAGACAATATATCGGTGACAGGTTATACAACCAACCAAAGCTTAGCATCTCCTCGAGGTAACGAGGTGAACTCATCAACGTGGAATGCTTATAAAGCAAACAAGCCGCATGAAGATAATAACAGTCACCACGCAGCGCATCATCACAATGATCACGATCACACTTATAATAATCGATATGGGCTAGAACCATCACACTCACAAATAAACGGTTCGTTTTATATAGATGATAGGTTAGGAAAAATTCATTTTTCATCTAATATTTCTGGAAAAACGGTGATCTTAGATTATATAAGCGATAGCCTTGGCACAGATGGGGAGATGCAAGTTCACAAGTTCGCGGAGGACGCTATATACAAGCATATTTTATGCGACATGATGAGTGCTAGAGCAAATGTAGGTAGAGGTCAATTGGCTTATTACAAAAAAGATAAATTTGCCGCTGTAAGAAAAGCAAAGCTTAGATTATCGAATATAAAATTAGAGGAATTAACACAAACGCTTAGAGGTCAATCTAAGCATATAAAACACTAATTCATGCCTGAGATTAAAAACACTTTCAGTCAAGGTAAAATGGAAAAAGACCTTGATGAAAGATTAATTCCAAAAGGGCAGTACAGAGACGCTTTGAATATTAGCGTCATAACTTCTGAAGGATCTGACGTGGGTACGGCTCAAAATATTATGGGTAATTCGCCAGTTAGTACTTTGTCTCATGGCGGAAAGTGCGTTGGTAGTATAGCTAACGAGATTACGAATAAGCTTTATTCGTTTGTCAAAATGCAAGATAGAGATGTTATAGTGGAGTTTGATAAAGGCGCTGTAAGTTTAGACGACTCTAGTATATTTATCGCGGTAGACAGGTGGAGACTTTTTGGTCATGAGGATTACGTTGGTTTAGAGCCTTTTTTAAAGTTTACAGGTAAGCAAATCACAGGTATAAACATTATTGATGACTTTTTGTTTTGGACAGATGGAGATTCTGAGCCAAAGAAAATAAATATTAGTCAAGCGCCTCATCTTACGAACCCTACGTCTATAGATCTCCATTCTAGATTATACGTAGATGGTCAAGATAAAGGGTACCTAACGGAGGATCACGTTACCGTTGTTAAAAAGAAACCTAGTATAGCTCCTACATATGAAATGCACTCATCTGTTGGAAGCGTTGGTTCTGCTATTTTTGAAAAAATATTTCCTAGATTTTGCTTTAGATATAAGTACAGAGATGGTGAGTATTCCGCAATGGGACCGTTTACGGATGTTGTTTTTAACGCTGAATATGACGATGGTATCAGCTCGTTAAACTCTTACAACGTAGACGAGCCTTATAATAAAGCTATGACAAACGTTATAAAGTCAATAGATTTATACGACTTTATTCCTTCTGATATACCTAAGGATGTGGTTCAGGTGGACATACTTTACAAACAAGAAAACTCTAGCGTAGTATATTCTATAGCTAATATTGGTTATACGGATGCAGAGTGGAAAGAGAATGGTTCTGGGCAACTTGCTGATACTAGCGACTATACTGAGTTCTCACAAGTATCCAACCACAAGGGTAAGTACAGTATACTAACAGAAAGCATACACGCTGCTTTACCAGAGAGTCAGTTATTGCGACCGTGGGATAACGTTCCTAGAAGTGCGTTAGCTCAAGAGGTTGTTGGTAATAGAGTTGTCTATGGTAATTACACGCAGGGATATGATTTTGGAAAAACTAGCGATGGTGACCTTATAAAACCAAAAGTGGTATCTGGTTATGAGCTAAGAGAAAACCAGGATTTTTACGAGGGAGGATTAAGATCGTTGAAATCAAAAAGAGATTATCAAGTGGGTGTTGTGTTTGGTGATAAGTACGGTAGAGAAACCCCTGTTTTTGCTGCTAAAAAAGGCGTAAAAATAGATTGGAACCACCCTGTACTTGGTCAAAACGCCAGCAACTCTAACATGTTTAAGGCTTACGTAGATATAGAATCCGCTGATTGGATTGATTACTATAAATTTTATATTAAACAAAGTTCAGGGGAGTACTATAATCTTATTATGGAAAAGGTTTACCTTCCACCTAAGCACGTAGATTTCCATAACGACAACGACCACATATGGCTTTCGTTTGCTTCCTCTGATAGAAACAAGGTAATAGAAGACGATTTTTTAATAGCTAAAAAAATATTTGACGGCAGCAACTTAACCCAACCTCTGTTTGACAATAAGTATAAAATACTAGATATATCAAATGAAGCTCCAGAGGCTATTAAGTACACTTTTTCTAGTCTAGGTATTGTAAACAACGACACTGCCGACGGTCTTCTAGCCGGGTATTTGTTTGATTCTAATGGAAACCTAACGACCGATGATGACGGCTCTGTGTTTAGTAATCCGTTGCTTAGGATAGACAAGCAAGTGCAAGATATTGAAATAACCAAAAGAGGTTGGTTAAGTACGTTAGCGCAAGGGTCTGACTTAATGTTAGATTTCGGGGCAACAGGTAGTAACGATTTGTTTATGTCTTGGGAGAATAATGGAAATCATTCTAAAAGATACAGAGTATCAAGTGTTAGAAGCGTTCCTGTTATCCCTGGAGCTGATGCTTTAGAAGGATTTTATATTATAAAAC